CAAATCAGCAGCTCCTTCCAGCACCCGAGGGAAGTCGCTATGGACGTTGGTTCCGAGGTAGGCCGCGATCAGCGCAAAGATGTCGCCGCCATCGCCCGTTGCGCGATCCGTCCACAGACCGGCTTTTTCCCCTTCGAGTACCACTTCGAGGCTGTCGCCCGGGCTGCCAAGGGTGTCGCCGATCAGGAACTTGCCCCGGCGCTTCTTGCCCGCTGGGAACATCGTGGTCAGCACCGATTCCAGACGCGCAAGCAGCTCGCCGCGAATCTCATCGCGTTCAGATTCCCTGTTGTGCTCCGCAGGCTGTGTTGTGTCGTTGAAGTCGATCATTCGGCTCCCTCGGCAAGTACATCCGCGTCGTCGGTATCACGGCCCTGGACGACGGTGCTGCGAGCAGCCCACGCAGAGAGCTCGGAAAGCCGGTAGCGCACCAGACCGCCCATCAAGTAGTGCGGAATCCGGTACTTGGTGCGCATCGCGTGGTCGGCGAACCAGTAGTACGGCAGACGAAGCGCGGCCGCCGCCTGCTTGGCGTCGATCATCGGTTCGATGCCAGCGGTTGAGTTGGTGTTGTCGGTCATGCTTGTGTCCTCCAGCAGCGGTCTTGCCACGCGCACATCCGGCATTCAAAGTGGGTCGAGTCATGGAAGGCGCGCGGCAGGAGTTCTCCCGCCTCGGTCGCCGTGATGACCTTCACCGCCCGATCCGACATGCGTTGGGCCAGTGCTGCGTCAAAGGGCACGAGCTCGGTGTAGACCTCCATCGTGTCGGCGTTGAGCGCCGTGAAGATCGCCGGGTGCTCGTGCAGTTCGAGATAGGCTTGGTAGATCGCCACTTGCGCGGCGTAGACGGGCTTGGAGATGGCCAGCCCCTTCTTGTCCAGATCGCTCCAGGACTTGTTGCCCAAGCACTTGCATTCCCAGAGCGCGGGATAGGCGAAGCCTTCGGGGCCGCCCACGATGACGCCGTCGATGTGGCCCTGCAGGCGGCCATCGGCCACCGAGAAACCGAACTGCTCGCCGTCATCCTTGCGAGTGCGTAGATCGAAACCCGCATCCCGCAGCCACGCCACCATGCAGTCCTCCATGACGTGGCCGCGTTCGAAAATTCGCAGCAGCCGTCCGGAATGGTCGCGCCCGTGGTCGACGGAAGCCTTGGCGTACTCGAATTGCAGCGCGCGCTCGCAGGCCACACCGAGGCGCGAGGCCCCGAGGTACTGGCGTTCGGACTGACGCGTGCGTGCCTGCTGCATTCCGGCGTCGACCAGCGCAGTGATCTGACCGGAGAGACTCGATGAGGAGTTGAAGTCGATCATGGCTTCTTCCCCTTCGGCTCGTCCCAAGGCAGGTCATCCTCCAGATCGGCGAACGGATTGGCGACGTCGGGTGCCAGCGGATCGGGCGTTGGCGGCAAGCCCCGCACGGGCGGGAACTTGCTTTCCTCATGGTGCGCGACCATCGCGTCCGACCAGCAGGTGACGATGGCATCGATGACGCGCAGCGCCTCGGCTTCGGAGTAGTCGCCCAGCGGCTTGGTGAAACCGATTTCGCCCGCTGCCTCGCCAAAGGCCTTGAGGCACTGACGCATCACCGCCAGTTCGACATCAGACGGATCGATCATGGCGACCTCCATCTTGTCGATGCGACCATCCATGGCGCGCTGCCAGTTGTCGTACAGCGCGTGAAACGCGTCCTGGCAGCGCCGCGAGCAGAACACCCAGTCGATGACGTAGCGGCGTGGGTCGGCGGTCTTGAATCGACCGTCCGTGTGTCCGTAGCCGCGAGCTTGACGTTTGCAGACCCAGCATTTCACGCCACCTCCTCAAGTTCGTCCGCCAGCAGTGCCAGTTGCAGCGAACCGCCCGCAAATGCCGCTGTGCAGCGATGGTTGAAGTCGCGGTAGCAGGTGGAACTGCGTGCGATGGCCGTCACTGCGTGAATCTGCGTTTCCAGGCGGGCGAGTCCTTGGTCGGACAACCACTGGTGGTGCTTCTGCGAGATGCCCTTGCGAACGCGGATCTCGTCGATCAGGTCGGCGGGCAACACCGGGCCGTAGACCCAACGTTGCGTGATCTGACCGACAACGTGCGGCGGGTTCTGGTCATGCCCTTGGTACTTCCAGCCAAACAGCCGGTAGATCGCGCGGTAGTAGTCCGGGTGGAAGCGACGCTCCCACGAGGCGCACGACTGGCGCAGCAACTTGGAAATCAACTCCTGTAGCGCGTCGGGCGCACGGTGGTACTGGTAGCCCGTCGCCTCGTCGATCAGTGCGACCTCCCCGGTGGTGGCCAGCGCGCGCATGATCTTCATGCAGTTAGGCACGATGCCCTGGCGGGCCTTGTGCAGCGTGCCGTTGATGGCGGCGCTGACCACCGCCGATGCGACGTCGGCGATGATTCCTGCCGGGAAGAACTGCGCCTGCCGTCCCGAGGGCAACAGAATCGGCTCACGAGTTTTCTCCAATTCCGACAAGGAGTTAGGTGCGAAATCGGCCAGGAATCGAGCAAAACGGCCACCCTTGTGCGTCTCGTGGAAGCCGAGCAGCTTGGCCAGTTGGCGGCGAACGTAGCCACGCTCGCCGCCCTTGAGGACGACGGCCTCGCATTGCAGATCGCCGAAGCGCACGACGCCGTAGTGGCTGGCAGTGAGTACGGATGCGTTCATGGCTGCCTCCTCACTGAGCCCAGGACGGTTTGCCGGTCACTGGCGCGCGTTGCTGGGTGGGTGCGGCGTAAGCCGGGGTGGCCTGCGCCGGAGCGCCGGAGTTGCCGCCGCCCGGATTGCCCTTCGGCGGCACACCCTTCAACTTGGCGTAGTCCGGGTGGTCAGGCTCGACCGCCAGCTTGACCACGTTGCGGTCTTGACCTTTGGCGTCCTTCTCGATGTCGACGCGAGCCAAGAACTCCAGGCCATCCAGTTCGTGGAAGCCCTGGATGCGGCGCGCTATGGATGCTTGCGGGGAGTTGTCCTGCGGGTGGACGTTGCGGGCGCTGTTGAGCGCAGCGCGAATGAAGCTGCGCCCCATCTGGCCCCAGGTCGGCCCCTTCTGGGAGTGCAAGCCGATGTTCGACCACATCTTGCGCTTGGCGTGATCACCGGCAGTGACCACGAATTCGGCAGCGAGGTAGATGGAGCCGGTGTCGAAGGACTCGGTGGCGTAACCGCCCCCCCAGCCTTGATTGGCATCGTCATAACCACCGGGCTTGATGGTCATGCGCACCGGGACAACGGTGCCCTTGGGGATCAAATCAAAGCCGGACTGCTGCGATTCGGCATCGTTGAAGTCGTTCCAGTTGCTGCTGGTGGATTGGCTGTTCATGGCGATTACTCCTGAGATTCGATGTGTGTGGGGGTGGCGCTGAGGGGCGTGGCGGATGCGCCCGCGCACTTGGCGATCAGCGCGCCGAGATGCGGCGGCTCCAGCAGGTCGAGACGACCGCTGCGGTCTTTGGCCGGAAAGCCGTGGGGATTGACCGTGTGCGTGACGAAGGCGCGGTACGACGTACCGTCCTCAGCTTTGATCTCGGCCAGCGTCACGACCTCATCCACGATGCCGGGCAGCTCCAGACTGGTTTTGCTGCCTTCGATCTGCGGGACGAACACCTTGCGGTTGTAGTCATCGAGGCGTTCATCGAGGATCGCCACGAACACCACGTTCTTGCCGCGTGCGTGCTGCAGGTGGGTCAGCGCGCCGATCATTTCCTGGCCGAGCAGGCCGTAGGCCGCGCGCAGATCAGGCTTGCCAGAACGGTCGCTGACGGCACCGGGCTGCGTCTTGCACCACGCAAAGCACTGGCGGGACAGTTGCGTGATGGAGTCCAAGAAGAAGGTCTGGTAACGATCAAGCTGCGTCGCATCGCCAAACTTCTCGATGACGTGCTCAAAATGCGCCTGCGAGAACGCGCTCTCCGGCGGCAGCGACTTGTCCGGGCCCGCGAGGAACACGAAGAAGTCGCGGCTCTCGGGCCAAGACGCCGGGCGGATGGTGTCGCCCGGCCAGTCGGCCACCGCCAAGTCGCCAGCCTCGATGTCGAGGAACAAGGTGGTGGCCGGGTCGAGGTCTTTGAGCCGGGAGGTCTTGCCAATGCCGGACTTGCCGAGCATCAAGAGCTTCACGCCCTTGCGTTCAGCCATGCGCTCGACAGCGGACACGATGGGGAGCTGTTTCATGCTTCACCCCCTTCGGTACTCAGGGTGAAGGACGGTTTGCCGGAATCGACCGTGCGCGCTGAGGCGAATTGCTGTTGCAGTGCCGGAGGCCAGTTGGTGTATTTCGATTCGGATACCGCGAGCTTGATGTCGAGGTAACCCTCGACCTTTTCGCCCGAGGCGACGATGCGCTCGGCGATTTCCGCCAACTGCTTCTGATTCCAGCTGACCTTCTTGGGCAACTCGAACTTGATGCGCAGCGGGCCGTCGCTGATGTGGGCGGTACCGAAGTCGCGGCCGGATTCATGCAGCGCGGCGCGAGCCTGCTCGCCGTAGCACTGATCCAGTGCTGCATCGAACTTGGTGCGGGCCTTCTTGAGCCAGTCGATGGCGGCATCGAGGTTCTTGTCGACCTCGCGTTTCTGCTCGGGCGGCAGCGCGGCCAGTTGGTTCACGGACATCTCGGCGATGTCGGCGGGGAAGATGGTCAGATCGCTCATGGCCGTCCTCCTCACTGGTACGCACGAGTGAAGCTCGAGTAGCGCGAGACGCGGCGCTCGAAGGCTTCGATTTCGTGCAGGAGGTAGGTGACCCGGCGACCGAGCTTGCAGTAGATCGGGCCGAGCTGTTCCTGACGCCAGCGGCGCAGGGTCTTGACGGAGAGCCCCCAGCGGATGGAAAGCTCGTTTTCGTCGAGGGCGATGCACACGGCACCGCTGGGATTGGATCGGAAAGAGTCCCGACCGGTTTGGGTTGCTGGAACTTGGGTTTGCATTTCGATGTGCCTCCTAGATGAAATGGGCACATCGAAGTCTCCGCACGGGTTTATGGCCCGTGTCTGGTTCTATTTATGGGCGGATTTATGGGTTGCGTCGTACCCGGTATTTGCCGCGCCTGACCAACGCGATCACGTCCTCGCGTTCGGCCTTGCCTCCGAAGGCGTCATCGAACGACTGGTAGCCCGTGTTGACGATCCTATTGACCTCGGCCCAGGACATCTCGGGCGCGGCCCTCCCGTCGACACTCCACATCTGCTTGATGATCTTGGCCCGTTCCGCAGACAGCTCGCGCGACTCGGGAAAGTGCGGCAACTTCAGCCGATTGCCTTGCAAAAATTCCACTGGCTCCGGCTCACCGCTGGGCGTGACGAAGCCACGCAGAACCCTGTCGAATGCGCTCGCGTCGAAAACGTTCTGGCCGTCGTCCACGCGAACAAACTCGTGGAGCCCACGCATGACATGGTCGCGGGGCAGCTCGACTGAATCTCGCTGATGCCGTAACACGATGCCGCCACGGGGCCAGAACGGATCATTGAGCGTGGACATCATTTCGCTCACCGGTACGCGACCCCACGCTCGGGCAACGAACACCGGAGCAAAATCGTGCGTCCCCGCAATGCGTAGCTCGCCGAGGTGCCAGAGATGGTTCGGGGTGCGGCACTGACGACTGGAGCGCTGCCGATCTTCGATACCGATCAGCGTGGCCAGATCGGCCAGCCACGGCGCAATCTGGATGCCGCAC